CCTGCTTTAATTGAGTACTTAGAGCAAATCGATAGAGAAGAACAAGAAAGTGTGGGTAATACTACTTACAAAGGATTTATTTTTGAAATAGAAGAAGTGCCTTTTTCCCCAACAGTAAACCGAAAAAGAGCAAATGCCTTAAATAGTGATGGAGTAGTATTACTCCAAACCGAACTTTCTTTTACACTAGATCCTTCGGTATTAATAGAAGAATTAAAATTAGTAATAAATCAAGATAATTTAAGGGCAGATTAATTAAATATTTATAAGAAATGAAACAAAACGCATTAAAATCGTTAATTAAACAAGCAGTTCGTGAAGCAATTCAAGAAGAATTAAAAGATATACTTCTTGAGGCTGTAAAGAGCCCAAAGCAAACGGTTGTTGAGCACATTCAACCCTCCCCTCAAAAAGTAGTTGAGGGTCCCTCTATGAGTTCTAATGAAAAAAGAGCAGCTTACCAAAATATATTGGGAGATATGCAATCCCAATTTACATCTCAAAATGTGTCTAAACCCTTTAACCCCCAAGGAGCTATGCCTGGGGGTGACCTCCCCTCAGGTGAGGTTGATATGAGTCAAATAATGGGTTTAATGAATAGTAAATAATGGCAATAAGGAAAACTAACATATTCCCTATAGATTTACAACCACGTAATGCTGTGGGTGTGGCTTATCCTTTTTCGGGGTTCGGTGTTAGTGGATCTGTCCCTTTTATATCTAATTATACTACTAAAGATCAAATTAAATCTAATCTCATAGTATATTTTACTACTAATGTTGGAGAACGCCCTTTAAATCCTAATTATGGGGGAGGATTAAAATATTTAATATTTGAACAATTATCTAATGATACCTTAGAAATAGTAGAAAAAGTTATTAGGGATGCTATGTCTTTTAATTTTCCTCAAGTAGACTTGAAAAAATTAGAAATACTAGAAAACGCAGATAATAATGAATTAATAATATCTTTAAGTTACACAGTGTTTAATAACGAAGAAGATACTTTAGAGATAAATTTTAGCAGATAATGGCCAATACTAATACAGACATAAAATATATAAATAGGGATTTTGATAATTTAAGAAATGGATTATTAGAATATGCTAAGACTTACTTCCCTACAACTTACAATGATTACAGTCCTAGTTCCCCTGGGGCTATGTTTATAGAAATGGCTTCTTATGTAGGGGATATATTATCCTTTTATCTTGATAATCAAGTACAAGAAACTTTTTTACAATACGCTAAACAAAATTCTAGTTTATATGAATTAGCATATATGATGGGTTACACTCCAAAAGTTACTGCTGCTGCTCTTACAGAAGTAGAAATTTATCAACAAGTACCCTCAAAAGAGGTAGACGGACAGTATGTTCCCGATTATAATTATGCTTTGTACATAGCTGAAAATTCCCAACTATCTTCTACTTTAGGGTCTTCTGTCACATTTATAACCCAAGATTCAGTAGATTTTACAGTTTCTTCATCTTTAGATCCTACAGAAATTACAGTATACAGTACCAGTGCAGGTAATGCTAATAGATTTTTACTTAAAAAGAAAAGAAAAGCAATATCTGCTACCATAAAAACTACCACTCAAACCTTTACAGAAGTTGAACGTTATCCCACAGTAACTATAAATGATTCAAATTTTATAGGAATACTAGATATTACAGATAGCGATGGCAATATTTATACTGAGGTTCCCTACTTAGCCCAGGAAACAATATTTAAAACCATAAAAAATAAAAATCCCTATGGGGAAGATATAAACAGTATAGATGATATAGGAGAAGTTCCATACATATTACAATTAAAAAAAGTACCTAGAAGATTTACTACAAGAATAAAATCATCTAATTTAATAGATATCCAATTTGGGGCAGGTACTAATTCTTCAAATATTGATGAAGATATTACTCCAAATCCCACAAATGTAGGTATAGGTTTACCCTACACACAAAATAAAATAAAAACTGCGTTTGATCCCCAAAACTTCTTATTTACTCATACTTATGGAATTGCCCCTAGTAATACTACTTTAACTATAAGGTACTTAGTAGGAGGTGGGGTTAATGCAAATATTGAGGCTAATTTATTAAATATTATTGATGGAACTATTAAATTTCAACAAGATGATCTAGATTCTTCAACAGCACAAGACATATTTGATTCTCTATTAGTAAATAACCCCAAAGCAGCCTCAGGAGGACAAGATGGTGATTCTATAGAAGAAATAAGAGATAATTCTTTAGGAAATTTTGGGGCTCAATTAAGAAC